ATTACAACACCTTCAGCAAATGGAACTCTTTCACCTGTCTCGGGAATAACAAATTCACGATCTTGCAAAGCACCATTTAAACCACTTAGAATGTCAGGACGAATTCTAGTAATCTCATCAATTAATAAAACTGTCTGTGGTTGTCTAACGGCTCTTAATAAAAGTCCATCTTGCCAAAATGTAGAACCATTTTTAGCACCCATTGATCCAAAAAATTGATCAACAGTTAAATCATCATTGCCTGTTATAGCCATAAATTGTCTACCTGTTTTTGCAGAAAACCATCTAGGTAATGAAGTTTTACCTGTCCCCGCTTTCCCATATAAGAATATATTCTCAGGATTTTGACCATTTGTAGGGGATGCACAACTTAAAAACATTTCTAAAACATCTTTATTAGGAATGTAATTATCATCAACATCAGGAGACCTTTTATCATTAAATATATCAAAGCTAACGTCACTAAATGATTTAAAACCAAAAAGTTTAGACCCTGTCTCCGACCCAATTTTATCAACTTGAATAATTTCAGTGACAGGCATAATCTCAGCCACAGAACCATCATTAACCTTAACTATTTTCTCTTGAATAGTTATAGGTGGATTATCTTTAAACTGAATTAGACCCTCTAGCTCTTTCTTTAATTGCATCAAAGGTAAGTTTAAAACTCCATTAACTTTTTTATTAATATCTGAAATCTTAAAATCAGCTTTACCAATAGGCTCAATGCTAACATTAGCTTTAATCTTTGGTTGGATTGTTCTATTGCCTGTTATTGAACCTAAATTATCAATATCAATTTCTAGTTCTTTCGCCAATCCAAGCCACTCCGCTTTAACTAAATTGTGCAAACCCTTTGAAGGTTTTAACTGAGGTTTAAGTTCTAAAACCTCTCTAATTTTAGACAAAATGATTTGTCTCTCATCATTTGTATATGTCAGCATCTAACCAACTCCCTTTTTAGTCTGTCAATTTCAGATTTCACCCTTTTTTGGGATCATCAGTCCTAGAGAAAACTAGAATATCAGAAATTGTAAAATTAAAAAAGGATGAACTCAAACACCCTTTTTTATATAATTATTAATGGAAAACTCATCCCACTTCATCTTGTTTTAAACTTTGAGCTGAAAACTTTATTAAAAATTCTTTCATCTCATCAGTTAATAAAGACCAATAGTTTCCTATCTCGTTAAGCTCTCCATAACTTCCATCATCTCCACCTTGATTTTCAAGATACTCTGAAGTGCTATTATATCCCATGTCAGCGAATGATTTCTTCATATCCGCTTCCATCTTAACAACTAGTACATTCCAAATATGAGCATAAGTTCTTGTATCAATGTTTTCATTCTCAATAGGATCACCATCTTTCATATCCCAATTAACATTGTTTAAATTCTCAGCTACACCATCGCAAGACCAATGCTTTAAGTAATCAGGGCAATTCAAATTATTCATGTTTAACTCCTCAGTCTGTCAATTTACTGTTTCACTCTTTTGAGATCATCAGGCTGAATTACATTCAACTACAGTAATAAAAAAGGGAGCAATAAAAAATACTGCCCCCTTTCAATTTTGTTGGTAGATCGTACAACCTTTTAAAATGTCTCATAAATCATTATTTTTAAATGGTGGTTTTAACACCAATAATCTCAACAAGTTTAGTATTCAAAAATAAATCCTCAAGGTTTGATCTACCTTTTAACACAGTCAGGCTCTAATCGAAATCTGTGAGCCTAGAATTTCACTAGGCAGTCTTTAAATCTTTATCAGGTGATGTCTGACCTGACTTACTTACTTAACTCAATATTTACAATATAGAGTTTCTGACATAGGTCAACATTATAATGCTGATTAGTGCAAATAAGTCTAAATATATCTATTTATTGCACAACCTTTAAAAAATAAATTAATGTTTTTGAAGCAATTTAAGATATTAAAAAATATTAGAGCCAAGGTTAAAAAAAAATAAAACAAATTTATAAAGTCAGACATACAGACATGCAGACATTAATAAAGCTAGACACATTAAAATGTCACAAATCTCGACAACGCTTTAAATAAACGCTCTGTGGTTGTTATCTCATAAGGGTTTGCTCAAATCACACATCGGTCAGCTAGACCATTGCTTGTTAATTTTGCCACTTTTTGCGTTAAAAAAAATAAATCAATTTAATAATCCGACTATAGAAACCGACCCCCGAGAGTGGGTTCTTTCAAACTCGCCCGTGCCGGGAACCTAGTGCTTTAGTTTGGGTGAAACACAGAAAAAGGTTTACTTTTTTATTTTTTTTTTTTATTATGTTATAAAATTGATAGGTGTCTGGAGATGGCTAGAAGAATAAGTAAAGTACCAAAACATTTACAAAATGCAGTGTCTTTAAATCAACAATTAGCAAAGGTTGAAGCGGAAGATATGTTGTTTCAACATCCATCTTTCTTGGGAAACCAACGTCAGTTTATTGATCGCATATATGAGTATCTTCCTAACATGGCAGATAAGCTAGTTGCTTTTATGGGAGCTACACCCGAACGAGTTTATGGTAATAATGGTAGTGTACAATTAATGGTTCCCGAAGAGGTCGCCTTAACCGATGGACAATTACAATTATTTAAGATGGTGTTACAAAAAGGTCTACCTAACCAATCACCTGTTAGCATGGGTGGTAAGCAAAGTCCGATGGAAACTGGAAAAGTTAATATTACCATAAATCAGACAGGCCCTTCCGTTGACTTTGATAAGCTGTCAACTCCCGTAGATGGAGTTGTCCAAGGTAGAGCCGAAAAAGTAAACACTTTGTCCTTTAAGAGACCAACAAAAGATGACTGACGTAACTTTTGAAGCTCATCATGCCCAACAACTTGTCCTAGAAGACCCTCATAGATTTATTACTTTAGTATGTGGTCGAAGATGGGGCAAAGATCACATGGCTGCTATTAAAATCCTATCCCATAGTTTAACTCACAAAAGTCCGAGGGGTAAAAAACTGTATGCATGGTTAAATCCCGTCTATAACCCGCAAGGTAAGGAAAGCTTTAGAGTGTTTCGAGCCTTTGCTGAGAGTGGTGGACTTGTTGAAAAGTGTATTGAGACACCACCTATGGAAGTTCGCCTTATAAATGGTGATAAAGTGACATTCTATTCAGCCGATCAACCCGATAACCTTCGTGGTGGTCAATATGATGGTGTCATTTTAAATGAAGCGGGCTTTATATCTGATTTAGATGAATTATGGTCTGGCCCCGTTGCCGCTATGTTGATAGATAGGACCGGATGGGCTTGGATTATGGGCACACCCAAGGGTAAAAATGCCTTTCATAAGTTTTATTTAAGAGGTTTAGATAAAGAACTACAATCGGGTAAGCCTAATCCGTGGAAAACCTTTAGGTTCCCCACTAAAACCAATCCGTTTATTCCCGTAGATGAATTAGATAGGTTAAGAGAAGAATTACCCTCCGATATGTATAAACAAGAGTTTATGGCAGAATTCATGGATAGTGGAGGTGCCGTATTCCGAGGAATAGATAAAATGCTGACTAGGAGTGCTACTCTAGGCCTATTACCACAGGCGGATTCTTGTAGAGTTGGTATTGATTTAGCAAAACACACTGACTTTACCTGTCTCGTTGCCCTAGATTCCAATTCTAATGTTATTGGCTTTGATAGATTTAACCAATTAGATTGGACGGTTATCAGTAATCGTATTGAGTTTTTCTGTGCCCGCTTTAGAGGTAAAGTTATTATGGATGCCACTGGTTTAGGAGATCCAATATTTGACCACCTAACTAAAAAGGGATTAGCCATAGAACCAATTAAGTTTACTAACGAGAAAAAAGCTCAAATGGTGCAGAACCTTATGCTTTTAATAGAAGAAGGTGTTTTGCGAATACCACCACCCGGAACAATAGCTGATCCAAGTCATGATACCACCCATCTTTGGCGAGAACTTGAGGCTTATTCATACACCATTACCGCAACGGGCAGAATTAGATATGAAGCACCTCGTGGCTTTCATGATGATTGCGTAACCGCCTTATTTCTTGCAGCATCATCAATGCCACTAATGATGAACGCTACCATGAATAACATTGATTTAGATAATATACGTGGGGTGGGAGAATTAGAAAACTCTTACTAGCTTTTTATTACATTATAGTGTAGATTTGTGTCTATGTGGAGTCACTTATTATTATGGGTATCAATTATGCAACCTAAACCAATAAACATTAAAAAAGCAAAGAGGCCTAGAGTTAAACCTACTGGTCAGAAAAAGGCGGGTTTAAAGATTTTAGAGAAAAGTGATGCTCAACACTTTGCACCACGACACAAAACATAAGGATTAGTATGGCAGATGAAAGAGGCGATCAATCAGGGCTAGAGTCTATAGTTTTTAATACGGACACAATAGGTGATAATGCCGCAGGTGAGAGAATGAGAGAAGCAGAACCAACTGCTTTAGGTCCAAAAGTTAATCCGATGGAGGCAATACAGAATGCTAGGAACGATATTAAAAGAGATATGCTTAACGATCAACTTGTTGTGGAAGAGTATAATAGATTGTCAGATGCTGAAGACCCTGAACCAGAAGGTGTTGAATCTGTTCGAGAACATTTGGAAGTGGTTCGGGCAGAAGTGCAGACAGGGTTGGATCAAGTTGCTCGTGCTTTGGACAACTCTGAAAATGCGGCTCAAAATTTGGATGAAGAAACTGAAAAGAAAATAGTAGACTATGTTAAATCTCACTTTGATTTAAGTTATGACCGTATATCTAAACGATATGATTATTGGTCAGATGCAGAAGTAACGCATGACATATATGTTCCAAGTAGAACGGTTGATGATGTTCGATCTTCCCGCTCTTCAACGACCACCTCTAGTAATTCTCGTGGTACAAAGAAAACTAGATTAATTGATCAGATTAAAACCCCTTATAGTCGATCTATATCAGACACAATATGCACTTACAATTTAGCTATATTTGGAGGTGCCCCTCCTTTTCGTATAGAGCGAACTGATTTGAATTCCGACAGAAGAGCAGGTAAACTATTAGAAAGAAGATTACATCATAACATGCGTAAAGTCGGTTATGAGCAAAGGCTATATCAAATCTTTTTAGATAATAATCGTTATGGAATGGCTCCTATTGCTAACTTTTACGGAAAAGATGGTAATGCCCCAGTTAATATAGACCCGTGGGCTTATTTCCCTGACCCAAGAGTTACGGCTCAGAATAGACACGAGGCAGACTTTGTAGGATACAGAACTTGGGCTAGTTTAACAGCATTACACAGACGTGGACATTATCAGAACTTAGATAGACTAGAGAAGAGAAGACCTAATGTATCATGGAATTCCAATCAATTTTTGAAAGAAACCATTCGTGATCAAAGCATAGACCAAACCCTATCGGGTAGTTACAGTAGTGATTACAAAAATCACTTTGGATTAGGACATGCTCACGTTCTTAACACGCTTTATGTCTTTATGGACCCCCATCTTTTGGATATTAATGCCCCATTTGGTCTTTATCGTATTGTGGTGGCAGACGAGAGTGTGATTATACAATTTGATCCTTCGCCATACCCTCATCAAGATATACCCCTTATTCACGGAGAAGGGCAGTACGATGCCCATAAAACTTTTTCATCTTCACTCTACGACTTAATGATGCCCTTACAGAGGTACCAAGATTGGTTACTTCGTACAAGAGTTGAGAATGTACAAAGCATTGTTCAAAACCGATTAGTGGTAGACCCTAACCGTGTTAATATTAGGGATATACTAGATCCAAATTCTGCAAGACTTATCAGAACTTTACCAGGGGCTAATCCATCCGATGCAATTCTTCCTTTGAATGTACCAGATGCCACAAGAAACTATTTTTCTGATTTAGACACCACTGGTCAGTTGATGCAAAGATTAGCAGCAGCCAGTGATACCGCACAAGGCATCCCTACTTCAACACAAAGAACGGCTACTGAGATTTCAAGACTTACGGCTCTAGGCCAACAAAGATTAGGAATGCAAGCTCGATTACTTTCATCAACCACTATAAGACCTTTGGTCAGACAGATGATAGCCAACCTACAATTTTTTGAAGTGGATGGTGGTATGGTTAACATACCCGAAGAAGCTTCAGCCGAGAATCCAAACGGGGATGTTAAATATAACAGATCAGATATCATGGGTGATTTTGATTACGTTGTAGTTGACGGCACCTTACCCACCTCTCCTGCTGAGAATTCAGATAACATTACTCAGGCTATAAGAACATTAGCGGAAACAGGAGTGGGGAAATCATGGGACATGGATAAATTTGTGGAAAGGTTAATTGAAAGTTTTGGTTTTGAGGATGTGGAAAATTGGAAGAAAAGTCCTAGCGAAATTGTTCCGGACGAACAGATTCAACAAGAGCTACAAGCAGGGAACATTGTGCCTATATCACAAGCGGCACAAGACGTTAGTGACCCTGCCAGTATTGGGCCAGAGCAAATGGCCAATTCGGAATATGAACAACCCTTGGGGTGATACTTTAGACAAAATACATAAAGTTTTTTCAATAGATTGAGGATATAAATTGGTTAAACCATTAACGAGTAGTGAGTTATCTAAAGGGTTAGATAAACTTAAAGATAATTATTTTTGGAAAACGTACCAAGACCGAATTTTGACAGAATTCAATAGGGTGGAAACCACACTAATTAGTAATGCCACTGCTGATGCAGAACATTTACGAGTTTGTGTGGCTTTAATGTCGGCATTCCGCACTGTGCTTGATTTGCCTACTAAAATGGTAGGAGATGCTCAAGCGGAAGAGGAACTAGAAAGGCTCAATCAAGATGGCAATTAATCCAAGTGAAGCAGAAGTAACTGCTATGAAAAACCCAGGATCAGGTGCAATAACAGATCCAAATAAAGCAGTGAACCCCCCTGCTAAAGCCCCAATACCCCTAAATGATGCAGAAGCTAACCCAGATAAAACTGGATTTGATGCTGCTTCTAGACTTAAAGCAAATGATAGTATGCCAGTGGACTTTGATTTTGAAGTGACAACTGATCCAGACCCTAGAGGTGATGCAGAAGTAGGAGATGCTAATGCTCAAGATATACCTGCTACGGAAGCGGATGCTATATCAAGAATGATAAAGATTAAATATCGTGGTGAAGAAGAAGAGATAGCTGAAGATAAAGCTATTACAATGCTACAACAATTTAAATCAGTTGAGAGTAAATATGGCCCACTTATGGAGCTATCCAGACGAATTAGTGAACAAACAGGTGTCACTGATCCCAATCAATTAGCTAATATGATGGGCAGTAGTATGCTTAATTCTATGAACAATCAAAATGCAGCAGAAAATCCAACAGGTAATCCAGAAGAGACACCTGCTGCTTTAATAAATGATCCGAGAGTTCTTGCTAAGAATGTCGTGTCTGATGAAAATGCAGTTAAGATGGCTAAAGCTTTCTTTGATGAGAATGGCTTACAACCTACTGATGATGCATTCTTAGCTATGCAGAATATGTTTAAGTATTCTAAAGCCGTAGAAGAAGCCGCCACTATATTACCCACACTTATGCAGGATGTTAATGATTTTAAAGAATCCCAGAGACTGAATGCCGCTAGAGCGGAACAAACCTTAGTGGATTCTCAAGCAGCCGCAACGGCACAGGAACTAGGCATTGATACTGAAAGTGACTTCAATGATTTTATCTCTTGGGTTGATATGCAGGATCAAACATTTGGTAATTATAAATCAGCTATTGGTAATAATCCAAGAGCTATGGATAAAGCCATTAGAGATTATCATGCTATCACTTCTGGTAATAGAAGCGTAGCCGAGCAAACTGCAATGAAAATGAATGTTGAGAAGAATATATCTCGTGCAGGTGGTGAAACCGTAGCTTCGAGAGGCTCCGATGTTCCAACAGGTAAGGCTTCACAAAAGAGTTTTAGTAGTGACATGTTAGACCTATTATAAAATAAATAACCAGACATAGACAATAATGTTGATTTATGTCTGTGTCTGATGTACTTTAAGAGTGTCTAATTATGAATGCCTACCAGATGGCAGTGTAAAAAACCAAAGACTAACCGAGACACTGGGTTTTTATACAATAACCAAAGGAGCAATCGAATAGACGAACTTAATTTAACTTTAACTTAATGAGGTGTTAATATGACTACTCTAGGAATGAGGGGAACTGGCTCGTTTACTGCGAACCATCGACCTGAAAACTTCAGAGAGAAATACCTAATGTTAGAGCCGAATGGTTCGGCTCCGCTAACGGCAATTCTCTCTATGCTACCATCTGAAGGAACTGATGATCCAGAATTCCATAATTTTAGGAAGGATCTACCTAGCTTTACCTTTACTCACTCTGGTACGGCTCTACTCAATGGTGTAACTTTAACTGCAACTGCGGCAGCCGATGCTGCATTTTTCCGTATAGGAATGTTAATTAGGAACTACCGAACTGGTGAAGTTGCTAAGATTACTGCCCTTCCTTCAACTACAACTTTTACCGTTACAAGAGGTATAGGTAATTCAGGTACTGGTGTGGCAGTAGCCGCAGCCGATACTTGGTTTATGGTTGGAAATGGAAATGCTGAAGGAGGAGATACTCCTACATCAGTAAGTTACGATGCTTCATCTACCGAGAACTATTGCCAAATCTTTAGAACTCCGTATTCAATCACAAGAACTGCTATGCATACTAATTTCCGAACTGGAGATCAGTATCTAGAAAAGTCTCGTGATGCTTTAAAAGAGCATATGGTGGGAATGGAAAGAGCAATGTTGTTTGGTAAAAAGGACATTGTGGCAGGTTCCGCAGGTATGCCCGAGCGATACACTGACGGTATTTTCAACGCAATAACTACTAATGTTGAAGATGCGGCAGCTAACGCAACTGCAAACCGTTTAACTGAAGCTGAGTTTGATACGTTCTTAGCAGAAAAAGCATTTTCTTTCGGTTCTTCCGAGAAGCTTATGCTATGTGGATGGAAAGTTGCAGAACATCTCCAGACACTTGCTAAGTCTAGATATCAAATCAACACTCCTCAAGTGGGTGATACATATGGTGTTAACTTCACTACCTACAATACTTTTGCAGGTACGTTACAAGTTAAAACTCACCCTATGTTTCGTCAAATTGCGGGTGCCCAATATGATGCAATTATCTTAGATACAAAAGATTTAAGATATAGATACATTGATGATACTTCATTATTGAAAGATCGTCAGGGTAATGGTGTTGATGGTGTAACTGATGAATATCTAACAGAATGTGGTTTAGAAATTCTTCAAGAAAAGACACATGCCTCTATAACTGGATGGCAGACAATAGCATAGTTTCTTCTATGTAAACATCTTTGAACCACCAAGGCAATTTAACCTTGGTGGTTCGGATACTTAACAGGAGTTTCAATTGACAGTACCAAAAACTATTAAGTTTTATGCCACAAAAGCCAACATGGCAATATCCATTGATGGAAAATTACATCCCTTTCATGGTGGAGAGTTGGAAGTAAATCTTAAATTAGCCGAACAAATAAAGAGACATCACTTATATAGAAAATCACATATCTTTTCTGAAGAAGATGCCGTTATTGTAAATGGTAAAGTTCAGACATTAAGAGATAATCCTAGAATGCAAAGTTTAGTGGAGCAGTCTAAGAAAAATAAAGACTTAACTATTTTTTCATTCCCCTCCCGCCCAAATGTAACCGTAGATGCAGGGCCTCACAAAATAACATTTCAAGATTACAAAGTTGCTTTAAGTAAAGAGGAGGCCACTTTTCTTCGTAAACACGTTTTCTTTGTACAAGGTAAGATTGTAGAATTAGAGGTAGGTAATGGTTAGTTTTAATTCAGGTGGATCTGGATCAGGCCAATTCTCAACCTTAGTTGAATTAATTGATGATGCTTTAAGAGAATTAGGTGAGTCCGCCCCTACTGTTTTAAGAACTCTGGAAAGTGAAAGGTTTCTTAATTATGCTAACCGAGTGGTAGCAGACATAAATAGACATCCTTCTTTCTTAGATGTTCTTGATAATACTTATGATGATCAATCTGGATCTATTACTATTAATACTAATGAATTAATTATATCATCTGGCACAGTTACATTAAGCCAATACACACCAATAAAAATTGTAGGTGCGGGTGCATCGGGATCAGATCTATATAGTTTTGTTTTAGGAACTAAATCTGTTGGAGGAAGTACAGTTGCAGGAACCTATAAAATAGCTGATGAGGCCGATACGACCGTTGCAAGTGCAGTAGTTGCTAATCCTTATAAAACAAGAATAAAAAGATATACATCTACTGCTAATTGGAGAGCAGTTGATGATGAAGTGATGATTGAAGGATTGAAGAATTATTATTCAATAGACGATACTGATACAAACAATACAGGATTAATAAATTTAAAAAGTGGTATTTATACCAACACTCTTAATAACTGGATTGGCTCCATAACTAATATTCAGGGATCACTTACTGTTGAAATAAACGAGTACACTTAATGCCCCGTAAACTCTTTTCATATAATAAATTTATAGGACTTGATACAGTCACTAGTGTTTCAAATATGTCTGAAAGATTTTTAGCTGAATTAATTAGTGCTTATGTAGATTTTAGAGGACAGATTGTAATAGGTCCTGCTATATGGAAAGCAGTAAGTTCTCTTAATACAATGCATGGTTTTGCTATAAAACATTTTGGTCCTAATGATTGGGTTCATTATTATTTAGGAGGTAATACATCTGTTTTAGCATATTCTAAAGTTACTGGAGTTTCCTCATCAACCACAATTTTTAATGTAAGTAACGCTGCCATAAGTGAAATAAGTTTAGTCAACTTTGATCAAAAACAATTTGCTTTTATGTCAGGTCATGATCCCTATTATTATGATGGCACTTCTTTCGTTACTGTCAGTGGATTTGGCACTATTCAATATTCTACTTTAGGTGTTTATCCAAAAGGCGGACACGCTGTAAATATACTAAATAGATTAGTAGTAGCAGGTATACCGGGCAAACCAACTGAACTACACGTCAGTGAACAAGGAAGCTTTACGGATTGGAGAACTAATACAACTACTGGTTCAACACCCAATCCAACTGATGGTGCTATTATTGATCTTAAAAATCAATTTTCTGGTGAGGATACAATACAAGGTCTTGCAGTTTTAGAAGGTGATAAGTTAGTTGTTTTCGGACAGAATGAAACCTTAGTTTATTTAACAGATACAAATATAAACTTATGGGAAATAGCTAGAGACTTTAGAGTACCGATAGGTATCTTTGGTAGAAACACCGCAGTCAATGTTGGAACGGATGTCTTTTTCTGTAGTCGTTTTGGTATACACAGTCTGAAACGTGCAGCTTCAGGTTTGACACTTGAAACTAAGACTTTCACTAGGGAAGTACAAGATTTATTTTTAAGTTTTGTAGAAAAAACAAAAGATGCAAATGCACCATATCTTATTACAGGACCAAGAGCAGTCTTTGATGGTACTCTCGGTCAATATAGAGTTTTTTTCCCACAGGAGATTGTGAATAGTGAACAAACTTTTGCTGAGTTAAGATTTACTTACGACCCTGAAGCAGGTCGTTCTGGTCATTTGTCTTTTAGTACAGCAGGAAGAGTTTTTCCACTTAGTGGAACTGGTAATTCTCAGGTAGCATCTTATGGTTCTTACTATGCTAGAGAGATTCCTTATATAAATAGTACATCTACAATTCTTGGCTACAGAACACAAATAACAGGAGCAACTGACAATAGATCTTCTGCACCTTTATTATTAACTTCTAGACAAGGAGTGGGAGATGGTGGAGTTTTGGAATTTCCACAAAATAATAATGATTTTATGAATCCTAGTTGGAGAATAAGAACTCCCTTATTATCACAAGGTTCTCCAGACACCTACAAATATTATAAACGTCTGATTATTCGTGCTGTCGGAACAGCAGACTTTGAAGTTAAAATTTATGATAGTGACGGTAATGAATTACAAAGTACAACAGTCAGACCTGAATCAGATGGATTTTCTTCAACTACAGGTATTAGTGACACAGAAACAAGACCTATTAATATACCAATACCACACAGATCAAAAAGTATATCAATTCTATTTCAATCTTCTACAAATGTTAGTGGTATAGGTACATTAAAAATATTAGACTTTGCTTTGGTTGTAGACATAAAATAGTGTCTATTTATGTATATGTCTGATATAGTTATAACAAATAAAGTAAGTTACGAAGATATTCTAAGATTGTGTCTGGGATCAGAGGTTCACAGACATTGGTTTGTAAAAGATTTAGAAAGGCTTTTTATCAAACCGTTAGAAGATGATCTAGCCAGATTGTTTTATAGAGATGGCAAGATCATTGGATTTGGAAGTTGGGCATTTTTATCCAATGAGGTAATAGATGCATTCATATCTGGTAAACGAAAACTACAGTCTGACGATTGGAAGAGCGGACCTAATATCTGGATAATAGATGCAATCGCACCAAACAGGGAAATTGGTTTAGTAGGAAGATGGTTGAGAAATCATTTAGTTCCCTACGGTCAACAACTTGGAACTAATAGATGTAACTGGTTAAGACGAAATCCAGACGGGTCAATTAGAAAAATAGGTTTAGTGATTGCAGATGATGAAAATAGAAAAACAAATATGGAATGATAATCACACTTTCAGAGTGACAGACTATGTAGATCCTTTTGAATTAAAGTTTGGTTTATTTGGTGGAGATGGTGGTGGATCTTCTGATAGTGGTGGTGAATTATCAGCAAACATAGATCCTAATAAAGGTTCTATTGGTCTTGATACTTCAGGTAGACCGGGTCCTGCCGCATCTTATGCAAATGATGCAAATGCTTCTAACTCAGGTTTTGGTGATCCATCAGACAATGCCACTAATGATGATGCTGATGTTTATTCCGATGGCTACGAATACAATGCTGTAACACCTGACCTTTATGGAGGTGGTGGAGGTATGGATATTGGTGGACAAACCAATAATGATGTAGCCGTTACCCCTGATGTTGCTGCCACTAATGTTCATGGTATCAATGGTATATCTCTAACGGGTGATACAACAAAAGATGCAAACATAGGTTACACTTCTGGAGTTGGCACGGGAATTGTAGGCCCCAATTTTGGTGATTTGGTAGGTAGAAGTGCCTCCGTTATAAGTACGGCAACGGAGATGTCTACTAATGGTGCCTCCGTTTCAGACATTGGAGGTTATTTAGCAGGTGTAGGTGGTAATAACACTATAGCTTCTTCTTCAAGTTCACTCGTTGATGGTGTTTCTCAATCTAGTGGGTTTGATGTAGAAGGCAATAAAACTTACAGTTCTGCAAGATCAATCACGGCTCCTACTACATTAGGAACTGCTATAAATACCAATTCAAATAATACTATAGGCACCTTCAATACTGTCACGGATAGCCTTAAAGATGATGATTTTGGTATGATGTCAACTAATACAAATGTTTCTGGTTTTGCTGATACAAGCACATCAAAAGACGACACAGGTGGATGGTTAGATTCCTTGTCAAACACCCTTTGGGGAGGCAAAGATACAGGCACTAAAGATATAGACATAGCTAATTTATCTAAAATGGGATACGGAAGTGATTTTGGACCTAATGTATCTGATATAATGAATACCGAATCTATGTATTCAGACACCGATACGGGACGAGTGGCAGGTACAACCCCCACTGCAAATTTATCAAAAGGTACCTATTCCCCATACGGAGGTTTTCTTGGAAAAGTGTTTGGACAGTCTCCAACGTATGGAGTGTCTTTAGCTGATTATGAATTTAATAAAGATGGAACTCTTAGTGGAACATTTAGCGGAGAGAGCGAAGGTTTCTTTGGCTCAACAGGTTCAAGTGTACTAGGTGGATTTCTAACAGGAGGTATAAGCACTGGACTACAAGCCTTAAATTTTGCAGGTACTCTTAATAATGCCTCCAGAAAAGGTACTTTTTCTACTATAAGTACAATGGCTAGTTTAGCAGCCCCTCAAATAGCCCCCACACTTGGTTTAATTGATTTTACTTCAAAGGCTATGGGTTACGATATAGATGAAGCTTTGGGTGTGGGGTCTAATCAAGGTTACGGTGCCCAAACATCAACTTCTTTTAAGGGTTCTACAAATAATGGAAATAATGATGACATTGCTGTTGGCCCTATTTCAAAGCCTGTAAACACAAGACCAAGCTCACAAATAAAATCACAGGTAACTCGACCAGATACGGCTGCAACCTCGTTACTTAGACGAGGTAAACGTAAAGCAGGTAATACCGTTTATGGTGTGACTAGTGAATCCCCCTTCCTATTTACTAGTGATGATTTAGAAACCTCTGGGATGGGAAGTTACTCTGGATCAGCTAGATCAGGACAATTTAAACAAGCACCAACAGGTAGGTAAAAAAATGGCAAGTGTTTTTAATAAGATTAATAAATTTCTAAACAGAGATGAAACCAGAGCGGCTTTAGCCATAGGTGGAATAGCCTCGGGAATGGGGGCTTTTGATAATACAAAATACGGAAGCACCATACAGAACACATTAGGTGGCTTGAACATGTACACAGGAGCAAAAGCAGGTGGATATGGTGGTGCCGCCCAAGCCGCACTTGGTGGATATGGACTTGCCCAAGGTATGGGAAAAGTAGGCACATTTGGAAATAGTTACGATAGCCTTATGGGTAATAATTCTGGTTATAACAATAGACGAGCGGTTGGTGGTAACGCTATCTTCCCTGGGGGGATTACAGATCGAAGTGCTGCCGCTGCCAAGGTCAACACTACTAGATTGCAATCTATGCCAAAATATAAATATGGAACTAATGCAAACGGTAATTTTCAAGTAAACAATCAAAGAATGTTTGAGGATGATCAATGGCGTGATCAAGTATGGGAAAATCCTCCAATGGATATCATGGCGGGGGGTGAAAACGCTAGACAACGAGACCTACAACTAGCCATTCAATCACAAAAAAATGCACAGGCTATGAATATAATAGCTCAAGATACCAACAATAATCTAATTGATGCAAATTATAACCAAGTGGTAACACCAAGTGTTGGAACCAATGGCTCAACTAACATGTCTAGTTCTTTTAGACCTGCTTCGGTAATTAATAATAATAATACAGTACCGAAGAGTCCAGATCAAATAAAGTATAATCCTCTGACGAACACAACAAGATCTGAAGGTTATGGCTTTAGTAATGACGGTGGTAAGGGTCAAAATTGGACTGACTTTCAAAATATGAATTCTGGTGGTAACGATATATACCCTACTGGCAATGTATCTGCCCCAGGTTTTTATCCAAACACTGGTGAAGGTAACAATGCTTCAACTACATTTGCTAATCTTACTTTTGAAAAAGTATTTGATAATATTGTAACTAAAGCTATGAAAGATCCACTTCAAGCGGTGGCAGTTGGTTCAGCTTTGGTTACTGTTTTTGCTGATGATCCTGCCGAAGAAGCTGCAAAACAATATGCAGCAGAGATGGCTAAAGTTAGAGCAGACACTGACCCCAATAGTGATTTTGGTCAAGATTATATGTCTAACTTTACTGAAAGAAGAACTACCGATTTAGATGATGCTTATACAAAAGCAACATCTGATTTTGTATCCACTATGGCAAAGAGAGGCATGATGGATAGTACAATATTTACCGAAGGTAAAGCCTCCCTTGATGCACGATTTGCTGAACTTAGAGCGAAGATACCAATGGATTCTCAAGTGGCCTTACAAGAATATCAGAGGGCACAATTAACTAATATTAATCTTGGGTCTCAAACTGCCTACAGAGGTGGTGCCTTGCAATCGGCTCAAACTAATCCGTTTAGCAATAGTTTCCAATCAGCAGTGGCAAGCACAACAGCATAAGGATAAATAATATGGCT